AGAGCCTTGGGAGGGTGCTTGCGGAGTGTATTCTACAGTATTAGCAGAAGCTGCTATACGGTTCCAAGCAGAAACAATGAGTGAGACGTTTCCTTCAGCAGGGCCAGTAAAAACAAAGATTTTAGGTGAAGAAACTAAAGAAAAAGAAGAAGCCGCTGAACGTGTTAAGGCGGACATGAACTACGAGCTTACCGAGAATATGGTTGAGTATCGCCCAGAACATGAGAGAATGCTCTACAGTCTTGGGTTAGCGGGTTCAGCGTTTAAGAAAGTATATTACGATCCTAATATGGGACGCCAGATGGCGGTGTATATCCCAGCAGAAGATGTAATCGTGCCTTACGGAGCATCACATATAGAGACCGCAGAGCGTGTTACTCACGTCATGCGTAAGACAAAGAACGACTTAAAGAAACTACAGGCTAACGGGTTCTACAGAGAAGTAGACCTTGGAGATCCACAGCCGTATCACTCTGATATAGAAGAACGTAAAGCAGAAGAAGGTGGGTATTCACTCACCGATGATGACCGTTTTACTGTTTATGAGATACACGCTGACCTTGTAATTGAAGGTGTTGGCGACTCTGATGAGGACGATATAGCTAAACCATACGTTGTAACGTTGGAGCGAGGTTCTAACGAGATACTAGCAATACGCAGAAATTGGAGCCAAGATGACGCGCTGATGTTAAAGCGTCAACATTTTGTGCACTATGTATATGTTCCTGGATTCGGGTTTTACGGGCTTGGACTAATCCACATTATAGGTGGTTATGCCAAGGCGGGAACATCCTTGATACGTCAATTAGTAGACGCTGGTACACTCGCAAACCTCCCTGGCGGGTTGAAATCGCGTGGATTGCGTATCAAGGGTGACGATGCCCCAATCACCCCAGGTGAGTTCAAGGATGTAGACGTACCATCTGGTAGCATCCGCGATAACATTATGCCACTTCCTTACAAGGAGCCAAGCCAGACGTTACTCGCACTCCTAGACAAGATAACACAAGAAGGCCGTAGACTCGGCGCAATTAGTGACATGAACATCTCAGATATGTCCGCTAATGCTCCTGTTGGAACCACCCTCGCACTTCTAGAGCGTACACTTAAACCAATGGCTGCAGTACAGGCGCGTGTCCACTACGCTATGAAACAAGAGTTTAAACTCTTAAAGATGTTAATGGCAGAGTATGCACCAACTGAGTATGCGTACCAGCCCGCTAGAGGAGAAGTAAGCGCACGGCAATCTGACTACATGTTAATAGATGTTATTCCTGTCAGTGATCCTAACAGCTCTACTATGGCTCAAAGGGTGGTACAGTACCAAGCGGTACTGCAGATGTCGCAACAAGCTCCACAAATATATGACTTACCGCAACTACACAGGCAGATGATAGACGTGTTAGGAGTCAAGAATGCAGATAAACTTGTTCCAACAAAAGACGACATGAAACCCGTAGATCCTATCAGTGAGAATATGGCAGCGTTGATGGGTAAACCGATGAAAGCGTTTATCTACCAAGACCAAGATGCTCACATTGAGACTCATATGGCGTTTATGCAAGATCCGATGATCGCACAGATGATTGGGCAGAACCCACAGGCTAAACAGATAATGTCTTCTCTTCAAGCGCATATCGCAGAACACCTTGGGTTTAAATACCGTAAAGAAATTGAAGAACGTCTTGGTGTTGAATTACCTGCACCAAACGCACAGTTACCTGAAGAGATTGAGGTTAACCTTGCAAGACTTGTCGCTACTGCCGCTAAAGATCTAACGCAAGCGCATAAACAACAGGCAGCGCAAGAACAAGCGCAGAAACAACAACAAGATCCATTGTTTCAGCTTAAACAAGCAGAGGTACAAATCAAACAGTCTGAAGTAGATCGCAAATCTAAGAAAGATCAAGCAGATGCAATGCGAGACGCTAAAAAGCTAGAATTAGACGAGCAGGAACTTATGATGGACGCTGAAAAAGACGGCATTAAGATGACAGCTAGTAAACAGGAAGCAGATAATAGGTTGGACTTAGAGTTGTTTAAAACAATGCAACCTAACAAAACTGGGAGTAAATAATGGCAAAAACCGTCTTTGACGTGCTTAGAGATAACATCGGGGTTGAAAAAGCCTCTGCACTAGAATTTCTTGGAAGTGGTGGAGCAAAAGACTTCGCTCAATACAAGGAAGTAACTGGACTTATACGGGGTCTTGAGTCCAGCCTATCACATATAGAAGACCTCTCGCGCAATTATATGGAAGATGATAACGATGAATGAAGCAGCAGAACTTGACGTAAATGGAGCAGAAGAGTTAGAGCTTGAAGCTCAATTACCACGTCCTGTAGGGTATCGCGTACTTATAGCAATGCCTGAAATAGAAGAGACCTTTACAGATACCAAGGTATTAAAAACCACCACTATAATACATCAAGAACATATTATGTCTATTATTGGACTTGTTTTAGATATGGGAGATCAGGCTTATTCTGATGTAGAACGTTTTGGTGACACCCCTTGGTGTAAAGTAGGCGACTATGTAATGTTTCGTGCAAATACAGGTACGAGATTTAAAGTTGGTGGAATTGAATATCGTTTAATGAACGATGACTCGATAGAAGCCGTAGTTAACGATCCCCGTGGTGTATCACGAGCATAAGGAACAGAAAATGGCATTTGAAAAAGTTGAGTATAGTTTTCCTGATGAGCAGGAAGATGTTAGTAAACCAGAAATTGAGATTGAAGGGTCATCCGCAATCGAGATTGATTTAGACAAAGGTAAAAAGGAAGAGGTAAAACCTGAACCTAAGCCTGAGCTTGAAAAAGAAATAGAAATTGAAGTTGTAAACGATACGCCTAAAGCGGATAGAAACCGTAAGGTATCTGAACCTCCAGAGGATGTAACTGATGAAGAACTTGAAAACTATTCTGAAAAAGTTCGTAAACGCATGCAACATTTCAGTAAAGGTTACCATGACGAGAGACGCGCTAAAGAAGCGGCTTTTAGAGAAAAGCAAGAGCTTGAAACTCTGGCTCAATCACTTGTGGATGAAAATAAAAAACTAAAAGGCAGCGTTAACAAGAATCAAACAGCTCTGCTAGAGCAAGCTAAGAGGGGAGCAAAGTCTGAGCTTGCATCAGCTAAAGTTGCATACAAGAGTGCGTATGAGGCTGGTGACGCAGATGCTGTACTCGCTGCACAAGAAAACTTAACATCTGCTAAGATTAAAACTGATAAGTTAGATAATTTTAAGTTACCGACTTTACAGGAAGTAGAAACTCCTGTAGATACAGTGGCAGATACTCAATCTACCCCAGCAAGACCAGTTGCTGACGAGCGAGCGACAACATGGGCGAAAGCCAATCCGTGGTTCGGTACTGATGATGAGATGACAAGTCTCGCGCTAGGGTTACATAATAAACTCGCCAAGCAAGGTGTAGACCTGCAAAGCGACGAATACTACGAGGCAATAAATACTCGTATGCAGCAACTATTCCCAGAAGAATTTGAGGATGTTGCACAACTGGAAGTAGAGAAGCCTAAACGCAAGGCAAACGTGGTTGCACCCGCTACGCGGAGCACGTCACCTCGAAAAGTGACATTAACGCAAACACAAGTGTCTGTAGCTAAAAGACTTGGACTAACTCCAGAACAATACGCCAAACAGGTTGCAATAGAAATGAGGAAAGATAATGGCTGAAAATCGCATAGACCGTGAATTAACTAATCGTGAAACAACAACACGTAAACGAGCTTGGACACGTCCCGAAGTACTACCTTCACCGACCCCACAGCCTGGATACGCATTTCGTTGGATTCGAACAAGTAATCAAGGACAAGTCGACGCCACAAACGTTTCCTCAAAATTACGTGAAGGTTGGGAGCCAGCAAAAGCTTCAGATCATCCTGAAATTACAATGGTAACTGTAGAGAATGAAAAATTTGCAGATAATGTTGTTATTGGTGGTTTGATGTTATGTAAAGCTCCGATTGAGATGGTAGATGAACGCAGCGGTTATTATCAGCAGCAGACGGACAACCAAATAAAATCAGTGGACAACAACCTCATGCGAGAAAGCGACCCTAGAATGCCTATTTTTAACGATAGGAAATCGAAGGTTACCTTTGGAAAAGGGAATTAATTTTAATCTTTTAATGGAGTCCTAAATATGGCTTATCCTACTATATCAGTCCCCTACGGGCTAAAGCCAGTCAACCTAGTTGGCGGGCGTAGTTATGCGGGTTCTACTCGTAAAATACCCATAGCTTCAAACTATGGTACAGGCATCTTTAATGGCGATGTTGTACAATATACAAGTGATGGTACGCTTATTATCTCTACATTGCAGAACGATACTTCAGCGGTTGCTGGCGTTGTCGGTGTTTTTGTAGGTTGCAGTTATACTGACCCTACTTTGGGCTATAAGTTATTTAGCCAAAACTATCCTGCAAATACTGTAGCAGATGATATTGAAGCGATTGTTGTAGACGACCCTGACGCTATCTTTAAAGTTGTGAACTGTACTGGTTCTACGGCTGATGGCGCAACAACGGGGCTACTGCCGTTGGCAAAAACGCGGGCTACTACAATTTCTTGTAATGCCGAACTTGTGTTAAATACAGGTTTGACCACTACAGGTAATAGTCGTATGGGTGTGTTTATCAATAACGTAACAAGTGCACTACCGTTCACTGTTATTGACGTAGTCGAAGACACTAAAAATAGCTCAGGTAATTTTACTGAGTTTCTTGTAAAGTTCACAGCAGGTTATCATCGTTATGATCACACTGTTGGCGTTTAAGGAGTAATGAACAATGGCAATATCACGCGCACAACTTCTTAAGGAACTACTTCCTGGACTTAATGCTCTTTTTGGGCTGGAATACGCTAAGTACGGTGAGGAACACGCAGAGATTTTCGAAGCAGAATCTTCTGATCGTTCTTTTGAAGAAGAAACTAAACTATCAGGCTTCTCAGCCGCACCTGTTAAAGACGAGGGCTCTGCCATCGAATACGACAGTGCACAAGAAGCATTTACCGCTCGCTATACACACGAGA